GCCGCCGCTTCCATGTAGGCTGCGGCCTCCGGGTCTGTCGCGCGGTAGCCGCGCTCCACAAGCGCGCCTGCGCCCCGCCCGGCCAACTCAATTGGCGCGATGATCGGCGTCAGCGGGTTGGTGGCGCGCTCTGCCGCCCGAAACGCGCCAGCCGTCCCTGTCGCGCCCGCACGTCCTGCGGCCATAGCGCCGCCGCCGAACAGCGTGGACACGTCAGCCAGGAAGCCAACCGGATCTTCGGCCACCTTGTTCCGAAGACCTTCCGCTGAACCGTAGTTTTGGGCGTACTCGCCACCGACGGCGCTGGCGAGTTCGCTGATGCGGCGGGTCGTCTCCGGGTTGTCGAGCCGGTCAATGGCTTCAAACACCCCCGTCGGCAGCACCCGCCGGGCACCCGCTCGCAAACCACCCGCCGCTAGGTCGGCCAAGTTCTGCGCGGTCTGGATCGGGCTAGTGATCGCCTCGACAACGCCGCCGTAGAACTGCGCGGCGCTGCGGGGGAGGTTCTGGCGGATGTCGGCGGGGACATCCGACCATGTGCGGCGCTGCCCCGGCACACCGTCGGCGGTCGGGGCAGCAGCAGGGGCGGGCGCTTCCGCGTTTTGCAGCCGCAAACGGGCGCTGGCCAACGCCATCGCGCGCTGCTGTTCGATGCTCAGTTCTGCCACAGCGCACGCTCCTGCGGGGACATGGCACCCCACAACCGGGACCATTCAGCTTGCGGCAAGTTGACGCCAGCGGGGACGCGGGGAGCCGTTTGCGGCGCAGCCGCAGCCGGCGCAGCGCTGCCGCTAGTGCCAAACTGATCTCGGCGGGTTTCCATGAGACGAATGATCTCACGGGCGGCGGCCAACCGCGTCTCATTTGGGATCATCGGGTCGGCAAGACGCCCCGCCGCCTCTTGGTAGGACCGAGTGTCGCGGTCGGACTGCGGGCCTTCAAACCGAGGCACCAACTTCAGCACAATGTCGGCAATCGGCGCCAGCGCCGCCGCAGCTTGGCTGCTGCGGGAGGAGACACCAACGAACTCGCCTGCGATGTCCAGCAGGCGACCGACGCCGCTGCCAGTCGAACGCTCAAGCAATCCGCCGGGTTCGGAGATGCGGCGCAGCTCCGCGATGCCCCGGTCAAGCTGGGCCGCTTCAGCCCGCTGGGTTGCGGTCGAGCGAGCCGCTAGGCGCGCGGTTTCTTCCGCGCCAACTCGCTCACCCGCCGTCCTGACCTCTCGCTCGCTCCGCGCAGCTTGCGCCTGTTCAAAAGTCGTCGGTGCGGCGGGGGGAGCAGCGGTTGGGCCTGCGGCAAGCGTTGGCGCAGCGACGTTGGGCAGCATCATGTTCGCGGTTGGCGCGGGTGCAGCGGCCGGCGGGCGGCGCAAATCGACGGTGGCGGGCGCTGCGGCGCTTGGCGCGCCCCCCGGCGCCATCTCCTGCGCGAAGAAGAACGCCCCCGAACGAGGATAGACCAGCATCGGCCGCCCATCGGGGCCGGTGGCGACTTGCGGCGTTTCTGGCCGCGCGCCCCTCAGATATGCGGCGCGGTCCCGCATAGCGGCTTCAAACTCCGGGGTGCCAGGGCGCACACCGCCTGCGATCAGCGTTCGCGTGTACTCGTCCGGGCGGGCAGCGGCGGTGGCTTCCGACGCGCGACGGATAATGCCGTCAGCACCCTCCGCAACCCGCTGCACGTTCTGCGGGCTGAACTGGGTCGGGATAGCGTCGGCGTATTCGGGAAGGGCCGCGACCGTCGAACGGCGCCAAGCATCCCATTGGGCTTGGTTGGACACGCCCGACAGCAGGTCGCGTGCGGTCTTGATCTGGTCGGCCTGCGTCTGCGCCCTAAGACGCCCGGCTTGTGCGGTCTGGTACGCCCGCTGCGAGGCCGCCTGCTCAAACTGCGGCGCCAGCATCGGCGCCGCCCGGCGAAGCTGGTTGAGGCCTTCCGGCGTGTTCAGATCGACACCAGAAGCCATCAGACCGCGAAGCGCGTTGCGCTCCTGCGCCGTCTCCTGCGCCTCGGCCATCCGCATCCGGTTCATCTGGATGTCCTGCGCCGCGCCGTAGACCTGCGCGACGTTGGGCATCTGGAAGGGGCGGACCTGCGTGGCGATGGTGTAGTCAACCATGTGCGTCAGCCCTCGTTTCCGAAACCGCTGAACATCGGGGAAAGGCCAGGGGCCGTGTAACCGCCGCCCGCCCCCGGTCTACCCTGGTTCATGAAGTTGTACATCATGTAGTTCGGCATGGCCGACGACAGCGCGCCCGTCAGGGCGTTCACGCCGCCGACGTAGCCCGACGCGCGGGCAGCGCCTGCGCCCTGCTGGGCTGCGGAAATGCCTTGCCCAGCCTGCCCCATGGCCCCCGACAGCACGTTTGCGCCGGTCTGGCCAGCGCCCATGAGACTCTGGAGAGGGTTGAGCTGCCCCGCACGGTTGACCTGGTAGCGATTGAAAGCGTTCTGGTACTCCTGCGAGGCCAGACCCTGCCCAAACCGCTGAACGCCTTTGAGCGTCGTGCCCGACAGCAGACCACCACGGGCGGCGGCCGACTGCTCCAGCGCCTTCATGCCCTCGTCCATGCGGAAGCCGTAGCCGGGGTCGGCCTCAAAATCAGACATGCCGAAGTCGCGGGCGTAGCGGCCATAATCCGCCGCGCTTGCATCGCCGCCTAGGCCCAGCAGCGTCATCAGCCGGTTCTGCGCGGTCATGCCGCCTTGGCGAAACGGCTCTTGCAGCTCGATCTGCCGCTCCAGCATCGCCCGCTGCGTGTCGGCCGCTTGGCCTGCCGCGCTTTTCTGCGCGCGGGCAGCTTGGCTGGAACCGTACATGCCGGCGCCAGCACCGAGTACGGCAGAGCCGAGAATGGCAGTTTCGATACCCATTATCCGGCCCTCGCGACGACGCCGTCGTTGTAAACGTTAAACCCTAACCGCCGAAAGATATCAAACATGTAGTCGTGCCCCGGCGCGATACGGCTAAACGCGCGTTCATCCGCAAAGAGTTGCGCGATCACGCCTTTGGTCGCCCATTTTTTCCGCCATTCCGGTAGAATGGAGACGTGGACTTCCCCGTCCTTGAAGTAGGCGGCGCCAATGCGCTCGCCGTCCCGAACGAGGGTCTTCACCGTCCAATCTTCCAGCGCGGCCTCGTACACCTCATAATTTACTGGTGAAGACCAATCAGTCGCGGCGTATCCGATTTCGAGCCCGGCTTCTCGGTCATCCACCAGCGCAGTCGGCACGGCTAGGCCACCCACTCAACATAGACGATGCCGTTTACGGCGCCCGCTGCGGCAGCGACGCTAGTCCCCCCGGAACCAAAAGCGCCCGCCCCGTTTGCGGAGTTGATGGCCCACGCGACAGTAGCGGCGCCGCTGCCGGGCGCGCGGGAGTTGGCGCCGCCAAAGGGAGTTAGGGTGGTGACGCTGGTGTTGGTGTTGCGGGTCGTACCGCTGGTGCCTGCGCCGTTTGCGCCGATGGTTCCGTTCGTAAGGCCCGCGCCGCCGCCCGTAGCGGACATGAGCGCACCAAACGAACTGGTGCTGCCCGCAGTTCCGTTTGCGTTCGTGACGCCGCCAGCGCCCCCTGCCCCGACCGTAACGGTGTAGGCGGTGCCGGGCACAACGGTCACGTTGCCGACGGCCACCCCAGCCGAACCGCCGTTGCCGCCGTCATTGGTGCCGCCCGTGCTGTTGTACCCACCACCACCGCCACCGCCGCCGACAACCACAAGTTTAACCTGAGTGACGCCAGCAGGTGCGGTCCATGTCCCGCTGGTCAGAAAAAGCTGCTCGCGAAGTTGGACGGCGGCAAGCGTTTGGCTGACCCAGGACGTACCGTTTGACGCCAGCACATTCCCGCTAGTGCCCGGCGCGACAAACGCCACGCTGCTGGTGCCGGCGCCGATCAGCACGTTGTTGGCGGTCAGCGTAGCCCGACCCGTGCCGCCGCTGGCGACGGGGAGCGGCGACGAAGTCAGCGTCAGCGAGCCGATCTTGGCTGCACCGGTCGCCTCCAACTGCGCCGTGGGCGTTGCCGTGCCGATACCGACGTTGCCCGCGTTGTCGATGATGAACGGCGTCGCGTCCGGATCCGCGCTGTCTTGGACGCGCAGGACCGGGCCGGTGCCGGTCTGGGTGATCTTGAGCGCCGGGCCCGGCGTGTCGCTGTCGATGGTGACGTTGCCCGACAGGACCGGCGAGACGGCCGACGTAGGGGCCGAGATGTAATCGACCGTCCAAATCTCAACATCGTTGGTGTCGGTCAGTATGAACTTGTACAGCGCGCCACCAAGCCAGATGTTCGCCTCGCCGCGCGAGTTCAGAATGATCGGGTTGGTGTTAGGCGTGGCGCCCGTATAGTCCGTGAACGTCGCCTGCGGCGTCGTGGTGCCCGCGACATAGGTATAGACCTTGCCACCCGAGAGAGGCACGCCGGCCGCCGTCGTGAACTGCATCTTGGGCTGGGGGGACAGGACGGCCATTATTCACCTATGTTCGCGGCAACGGTGAGGATAACAGAAGGGACGGCGGGCGAGAAAGCAGTTGCTGCGGACGCTTGGATAGACACGTTCGTATTGTCGGTTGCCCACCGTAGCCGAAAGTAATCGTTCGTGTTCATACGAAGAAAGAAGTTCCAAGCCGCTAGGTAGGCTTCACCAGAACCTTTCATCGTAATCGTAGTTGCCGACTGCGGGACAGCGGTCCCGTTAACGTCAGCCCAAATGTAAATGGTCTTGGTGGATGCGTTTGTGCTGACAAACTGCGCTGAAAACTGGAAGTTGTACAAACCAGGGCGGTCCACATAGACGCGAGATGTAGGTGTGCCCAGGAAGACGCCCTGGCTGTAGTCGGTCTTGTTGAACGTCATCGCGTAGGCGGTGTTGGGCGCCGCCGCTGTCTGCGTCGTCTCGTCGTGGAACGCGCCGTTCCGCAGCGAGCCGCTGCCTAGGATGGCGAACAGGTTGTAGAAGTATCGATACCACGGGCGTGCAGGGTAGGGGGTCGGCGTCTCCGCGATAGGCACCCGCGCGGCGGGAATCTGCGTGATGTTCTCAGGCACGGGTCGGGCTCGCGATGAGTTCAGCGCCCATGATCGTCACCGACACCGGGTCGGTGCCGGAGATCTCATAGACGCGGTCGCGCAGCTTCATCGTCATGCCTAGCCGCCGCCAAAGGACGCGGTGGCCAGTCTGGCCAATACGTCCCATCGACCGCCAATGCTCGTTCGACCAAGTGTGGCCGCCGTCATCCGACCAGCGCAGCATGACGCGAGGCGTCATTGTCGTGGCTGGGCTGGTGGTGACGGTAACGTAGATTGGGTCGCCGCTCTCGGTCGTCAAACGGTCGCCAGACTCGGTGGCGAGATACCCGGCGATCTGCTCCCGTCCAAACTGGTCTATGGCGTTCGGCGGTTCATCCAGGCCAACACCAGACTCGCAGTCGAGCTGGAGGCTGTGATGCGTCGTGCGAAGGAGGCTGTTCTGGCCGGTCGGCAAAGCGCGCCACGACCGCAGCCACTTCTGGATGCTTCCCGCTTCGGTATAAACGGTTAGGTCGTAAGCGTATATCCCGCCCGTGATGTAGTCCCCGACGACGATCTCGTCGTTGAACGACATCTGGTTGTTGCCCCGATGGCGGGTGAACTGGTTGTTCAGCCAGCCAGCGCGCTGGTGCCAAGCCTGCGTGGCGACGTCGTACACCCATGTGATGTCGGCGGTCGGGAAGTTCAGGACGTAGAACGAGTGGCCATCCTGCTGGTAGGTGTACGCGGTGGCGTCCGAAATGTCGGTGTACTGCTGGATCTGCCATTCAACAGCATGCGTCGAAATTCGCTCGCCGTTGTAGCCCTTCGACCGGTAGACGATGCCCCGCCCGCGAGCGTCGGCACCCAGCCAGAACACGCCGTTGTCCAGCTTGGCGACAGAAAACGGCGCCGCGCAGCCGATCTCGTTGAACGCGCCCTGGATGCGGGCCAGCGGGAAGTCGGGAAGCCCGGCGTTGTACCAGACCTCGACCGACGTTTGGCCGAACAGCCAGATTTCGCGGTGGTCTACGATCAGCGAGACAAGATTGTCGGGTGAACCCTCTGCGCTGGCAAAGTCGAGCGGATCCACCGACGTTCCGTCGAGTAGCTCCGTCACCCAGAACTTCTGGCTGTTGGGCTCGTTGAAGACGAAGTAGCCGTCGATGAAACCCACGGTCGTCGCGCCAGGGAAGTCTGGGTCGGTGATCTGGGCGAAGACGTCCGTGCCAGCGTTGTAGATGAAGCCGTCAGCGCCAGCGGCGATGAACAACTGCGTGCCGTTGTCCACCATCGACACCGGGCCGGAACCGGTGACGGTGCCTTTCGCCGTCGCGACCCAAAAGCTGTCGATCTTGTACAGCGTGTTGCCCGACACCGCGTAGCCATACCCGCCAAACGTCCACAAGCCGCGCACCGGGCCGCTGCCCAGAGTGGCGAGCAGCCGCAGGCCTGGCGCACGCTGAAGGAACGCCGGCTCCTTGCCGCCTTCGGGGACGATCTCGGGGAACAGGTTCACCATGCGGCTGTCCGCAGCGTTGACGCTGCGGGCCACATAGGAGGATCCGAGGATCGGCGTCTTCATCAGTAGTTGCCGGCGAAGATGTTGTACCGCTGGCGGGTGCCCACGATGCTGTACGGCAGCGCCATCACGTCATCGGGGTTGTTGATCCGCTTGAGGTTGCGCTTCGACGCCATGGCGATGCGCGACACCTGAAGGGACGGTTCCACGCCGTACTCCGGCGCCATCTCGCAGGCCAGATTGTAGCGGAACGCGCGCAGGTATCCTGGCGGGAACGCCAGTTGCGTAGCTAGGCCAGCCGGCTGCGACAGGGGCTGCACAGAGACAATGTGGAACTCCAGCACCTTTGTCGGCACCGGATAGACGTACATCTCGATGTTCGGGTGGGTCATGTTGACCCACAGCACCTGAGGGTAGGTGCTGGTGACGGTTTTCACGGCAATGCCGTTGTACTGCTGCTGATTGATCAGCTTGAGGCCGTAGGAGATGCCGGTCGCCGGATCGCGGAAGTAGGTGGCGTCGTCCACCAGGATCGGTCGCTCACCCACGATGTTGCCGGTCGGGCCAAAGGTGAGAAACCGCGCGCCGGGCGGCCAAGTCTCTACTTGATCCTGGGTCGAGAACACGGCGAGGCGCTCGGTGTTCCAACTGTCGATCATCTGGTTCATGGCGTTGAGAGCGTCCTGAGACGTCTCAGAGGACGGTGTCTCGCCCTCGGCCAGCACGCCCAGCAGACGGAGCGATCCGTTGATGATGTCGCCTGCCGTGGCCATGTCAATCGTCCTTGTTGGCGCGCGGGCGGCCTCGTCGGCGCGGGGCCTCAGACGCCATTGTATCATCCCCGGCGTCGCGTGCCAGCATATTGAC